GCACAGACACACCAACAACACTTGCTCGTAAGATTCGTCTGGCAACCATTCTTGGAACCATTCAATCCACACTTACCAACTTCAAGTATATCTCAAAAAAGTGGGAAGACAACTGCAAGGAAGAAAGACTACTTGGTGTTTCTCTTACAGGCATCATGGATAATACTTTCACAAACGGCAAGAGTGGTAATCTCAAGTCTGTTCTTGAAAGCCTTCGTGAAGAAGCCGTTACAGCCAACAAGGAATGGGCAAACAAGATTGGTATTCCACAGTCTGCTGCTATTACCTGCGTCAAACCATCCGGCACAGTTTCTGCTCTTGTTGATACTGCATCAGGCATTCATGCTCGTCATAACCCATACTATATCAGAACAATCAGAGCAGATAAGAAAGACCCATTAGCAAAAATGATGGTTGATATGGGTTTCCCTGTTGAAGATGATGTGACCAAACCAGATCACACGTACGTATTCTCTTTCCCCATGAAATCACCTGATGGTGCTATTTGCAGAAAGGATATGTCTGCTATTGAACAACTTGATATGTGGCTAACTTATCAGCGTCATTTCTGCGAACATAAACCATCTATTACCGTTTCAGTGAAAGAGGATGAATGGCCTGAAGTTGGTGCCTGGGTCTGGAATCACTTTGATGAAATGTCGGGTGTGTCCTTCCTTCCATTTTCCGACCATATCTATTCACAAGCACCTTTCCAAGACTGCTTGAAAGAAGAATACGAGGCTATGGTATCTAAAATGCCCACAAATGTTGATTGGTCAAAACTGGCTGACTATGAAAAGATTGACACAACAACAGGAACTCAAGAACTATCTTGTGCAGCCGGTGGGTGTGAGCTACAGTGAGTATCCGAAAAAAATATGAAGAACACTACAATGTCAAGTTAGCTGAAAATGTAGAGGTTCATCATATTATACCACGACATGAGGGCGGCACAGATGACATAACAAATCTTGTCGCCCTCACAAAAGAAGAACATGCTGAATGGCATTTGAAAAGATATAATGAGCATGGAAACTTTAGAGATTTGTGTGCATATTATATGATTGGATACAACTTTACCGAGGCACATAAGATTTCTTCTTCAGAGGGTGGTAAGATCGGTGGAAAGAAAACATTTGAGTCTGGAGTAGGTATTTTTAGAAATAATGAAGAAAGAAGATCATGGGCTTCTATGGGTGGCAAAGTAGGTGGTTCTGTTCAGGCTGAGTTAGGTTTAGGGTTTCATAAGTATAAGTCTGATCCTGAACTACATAAATCTTGGGCTTCAAAAGGTGGTAAAAAATCAGGCCAGTTTCAAAAGAAAGATTTTCAATCTGAAATGGGTAAGCGTGGAGGTAAAAATAATAAAGGTTTTGTTTGGATAAATGATGGTAATAAATCTTTCAAATATACATCAAAACAACAGGCTATTACATCTCTCGATACATACTTGATTGAAAATCCAAACATCAGAGTTGGAAGATTATCAGTTGTAAAAAGAAATACTATATAGAGGGTGGCAGGTTTATTTTGCCACCCTCTATCTTTTCAATACAGGAATAAAAATGTCACAAAAAGAAGTAGAAAAGCATACCTGTCAGTATTGTGAATCAACCTACAAGATTCTTTATTCGCTCGATGAAACATCAGGACAACCAAAGTTCTGTCCTATATGCGGAAGTGAAACCTATGATGATGAAGACATGAAATATGGAGATGATGACGACATAGAGTCATAAAACATGTGGCTATATCAGGGAAAAGATTTTGATGAGTCTTTGATTGGCGACAATGTTGGCTTTGTCTATATGATCGAGAACATCTTTACCAAGAAGAAATACATTGGTAAGAAACTTTTCACATCCACACGAACCAAGAAGGTCAAGGGCAAGACCCGTCGTAGAAAAGTGAAAAAGCAATCTGATTGGCAAACATACTGGTCTTCATCAAATATACTAAAAGAAGATGTGAAACTTTTAGGAGAACACAATTTTACCAGAGAAATATTACACCTATGTAAAACTAAAGCTCAACTATCATATTATGAATTGAGAGAACAAATTGATAGAAGAGTTTTAGAATCAGATAACTATTATAATGAATGTATCATGGTTAGAATAAGAAAAACTAAATCTCTTTGTCTGTAATTTTACATTTTTCATTATGCCATCGTTTAATATTACATATATCCATAATTTTACCACATACTGAACATTCTGCCCTTTTTCGATTCTTGGCAGCAATACTTTGATTTAGTTTTCTTTCTTGTGTATGTTTTTTTCCTAAAAGAGTATTTCTTATTTTTTTCTTAGTTTTTTCTGAAACATTTCTACCTTTTAGAGGATGTTGTTCATTTTTCCATCTATTTTTATGTGATATTCTTATTTTTTCAGTATGCTCAACGGTTTGTTTTCTACCCTTAACGAATCCTCTACCATCTCCTCCTTCAGTTAGATTATATCCATTTTCGTATGAATTATAATATTTTATCCAGTATTTTTCTCTTTCGGTTAAATCTTCTTCATTATCTATTTCTTCTAAAATTTCTGAAATCCAAGAATCTTGTCCGTATTTTCTTATAGCATTATGAAATTTTAATTTAGAACCTCTTTTGGATTTTTTACAATGTGTTTTAAATCTTTCATCAATTGATTTGGTTGTATAACCAATATATCGCAATCCTGTAATCTTATTCGTATGAGAATAAATAATCATATGCTGATACCTCCGTAATAGGTGTTAGAGTAGGTAGGGATTGCAGTCCCGTGACCTACACCTATTTATAAGAAATATCATAGATCACATTTGAGGCTATGATAACTCAAACCATGTATCAGCCTTGAATGTTGTAGCAGTACTTTCGTACCTCTCATAACCCCGAGCATTTGACACAACAGTCGTATCACCGATCTGGAAGGTCTTCTGAATATGAGTATGACCAAACACCCAATACTTGATCTGTGGTCTATCCAGAATGAACTCTTCCAGGTTAGACGCATAACCAGCGTTCAGGGCACTATTGACATGTTCCATATTGATACCTTTGTGTGATGGTGCGTGGTGGGTAACCACAATCACATTCTTGTCCTTGTTTGCTTCCAGAGCCTTGTTTAGAAAGTCCTTGGTAGCAATGTGCTTGTTATAGGCATCGACTGTTGAGAATCTACCACCTGACTTCTCGATGACACGAAAATCATTCATACCTCGACCAACCAAATAGTGTGAAACAGAATCGTCATCGTCCATGTCGGTCCATAGTGTTCCACCCATGATCACAGTCTTATCATCGATGTCATAGGCAGAATCATTCAGGTGAATCACACCCGGCAGATAGGTTGAGATATACTCTGTTTCCAGATCGATATCAAAGTTATATGATTCATGGTTACCAGTGACATAGAAAACTCGCTTGAAGTTTTCCTGAACCGTCCTGAAAAAGGTTAGTGTTCGATCCCGCAACTTACGATTGCCAGCATCAGTCTTGTCTGGATGAAGTGCTCGTAGGCAAGTGATATCACCTGCCAGAATGAGATTATCTCCCTCAAACAGCATAGACTTGGGCATGGCAAACTCAATATGAAGATCGCTCATGTAATGAAACTTGTGTGTCATATTATTATTTTCCTGTAAAAATCTTTTCAACTTCTAATATCGTAAGTATCTTATGTGTATCAATATCTTCAACAACATTCCAGGTTTTTGCCCATACATCATGTCGCATTTGTTTGTCTGGAATAAGGTTATCCCAAAGATCATATTCAATCATAGTGGTGATTTGTCTATGAACTGACTTCATGACTCACCTGATTATAAACTTGATTCCTGGCTTGAACCCTGACTTGATTCCAGATTTGATTGTTGATTTGATTCCAGATTTGATTGCTGATTTGATCATTGACTTGATCCCAGACTTGAATCACGACTCGATTCCTGACCTGATCCCAGACTTGATTACTGACTTGACCCTTGATTTGGCTATGAACGGATTTCATGGCTCACCTGATTATGAACTTGATCCCCGACTTGATTCAAGACTTGATTCGAGATTTGAAACACGACTTGATGCCAGACTTGATACCAGACTTGATCTCTAACTTGAACCCTGGCTGGTTCCCTGACTTTATTCTCGACACGAATCCAAACTTGTTTATGAACTGATTTCATGGCTCACCTGATTCTCGACTTGCGACCCAACTTGATCTCTGACTTGAGCCATGAGTGGATTTACTTGAGCCATGAGTGGATTCCTGACTCGACTCCAAACTTGATTCCAGACTGGAGTCCTGATTTGATCCAAAAATTGATCTTCCATTTGATGCCAAATTATATTTTTGATTTGTTTATGAACTGATTTCATGGCTCACCTAATATACCTTATGGATCAAGGTTGTTCCTGTTTCAGCCTCAAACATAGCACATAACTCGGCTTTTGTCAAAACCTGATCTGTCTTTAGTTTCCGTAAAAAGTTATCAAAGGCACTCCAGTCTTTGCTGTCTATTGTGATTCCATACTCTATATCTGCCCAGTCAAAATCACCAGACCAGACTTCTATTCGTCCCATAGCCCAGTTATCACCGTGCTGCTTTATCCAGGCAGCATTTATTGGACCCATCCATATTAGGCTGTATCGTATCTTTCTTGAGGACATTGATCAAATCTCCATAATGAAAAAAGGTAGGGCTTCTAACCCTACCTTTCAATCAGCAAGGATTAGTTATACACAGGATGTGTATTAGTCCTGCACACGACGGAATCCTTCAGGAACATATTCTCGCTGACGACGCACATGATAAGTTCCCTTATCAAAGAGAATAGGTTCATGGGTGTCGTGAGAGCGTAGATGTTCCAGTGCCACAGGATCATTCACAACAAGGAAACAATCCATGATAGAATCAGGCAAAGAATACATCCGTGCCTTGGTTGCTTCCATAACATGGTTATGACCTGTTTCAGAATGCGTCACGATCAGCACACCATTTTCTGGTGCAACCTCAACCACACCAGCAGGCATGGCATCAACACGACGAAAATACACATCACCCTGAGCCGCAGAATTTTTGAAGGTTCGCATTTTATACAATCTCCAGTCTTTGGTTGTTAGAAGAATAACTTATGGTGTAATAGTAGCATGGTAGTATATATGTGTCAAGCGGTTTTTTTATGAACCGACTTCATGGCTCACCTGACTATGAACTTGCTCTAAGACTTGATCCCTAACTTGATTCAAGACTTGATCCCAGACTTGAATCCAGACTTGATCACCGACTTGATCCCAGACTTGATTCCTGATTTGATTCCCGACTTCATTCCAGATTTGATTGCTGATTTGATTACTGACTTGATTCCAGACTTGACCCGAGACTTGATCCTTGATTTGTTTATTAACGGATTTCATGAATCACCTGATCATAAACATAAACTTGAAACTCGGCTTGATCGAACATTTGGTCCTCGATTTCAAGCCAGACTTGATCCTCAACTTCATACCATACTGAAGTCCTGACTTCAGTCTCGATTTGTTTATGAACTTGATCCGAGACTTGAGTCCCGATTTGTTTATGAACTGATTTCATATATCACCTGATCATAAACATAAACTTGAAACATGGCTTGATCGAACATTTGATCCTCGATTTCAAGCGAGACTTGATCCTCGATCTCATACCGGACTTGATCTTTGACTTGACCTGAGACTTGATACTGAACTTGACCCCAGACTTGATCCTTGATTTGGTTATGAACTGATTTCATATGATGTTATCCAAACTTGGAATAAAAAGCAGACTCATCTGCTGATGTATTCATAAAGTTGGTAGAATATGCCTCATCCTTGATCTCGTATGAAATAAGCCCTTCAATAGCTTCCATAAAGTCAAGTGAAGTCCATTTGTCGGTATTAGATACAGCCTCATCACCATAAAGACTGATGATGAGCTGATCGTATAGACCTTTCCAAAGCTCACGACGATTATTCATGTGTATTATTACCTCATCCCATAAGAATGCGTTTCAGTTTCGCAATAGACAATCCAGTTATAGCAGACAACTGACCCAGAGTCAAGTTGGGATTGCTATCATAGATATTACGAATCGTTTCAGCAGTCATCTTGATTATATCTCCTAAACATTCTTCTTTTGCCAAGCCCACAAATCCTGAATACTATTGAAGACTGGGCCAAAGGTATAAACCTGTTGTTCTTTAGTGGAGATAGCAGTTTGCCAGCCACCAAGAACAGATACACAAGTAAATGTGGTGTTGATCATTTTCTGTCTCCGTTAGAGATAACGAGCTTCAACCAAAAGAAAATCAACCTTTAGTAGCTCAACCATAGGTGCGAGCAACTGGTCATCACCAGCCTTATACATAACTCGCCGAGTATCTGTGGTTGAAGAATCAAGGGTAGTATAACCTTGATTGAAGTAGAACGCAACTGCTTCCGCCATACATGCGAATGTTTTCATCTTTGCGTTTCCTTTTCATCAACTTACCTACACATATTACTCTATCCAGGACCAAAAACAACCATTATTACCACATAGCAGCCATGCGTTTTTAGCATAGCAAAAAACTCAATGATTTTGAACTAACTACCTGATTTTATTGAGTTATTTTTATGATTGACAAAGCCGAAGAATCATGGTAGTATGGAACATAAAATAATGGGAGATATACACACCTATGAAATCAGTTCATAAACAAGTTATACGTCAAGTTCAATATCCAGCATATGATCAAATCTGGGATCAAATCTGGGATCATGTCGAGGATCAAGTCGAGGCTCAAGTTGCATTTCAAGTCTTGGTTCAAGTCGGGGCTCAAGTTGAGAATCAAGTCTGTGATCAAGTCTCGGATCAGGTGAAACATGAAATCGGTTCGTAAACACATCAAGAATCAAGTCATGATTCAAGTCTCGGATCAAGTTAGAGATCAAGTCTTGGTTCAAGTCAGGAATCAAGTCTGGGGTCAGGTGATGGTTCAAGTCAGCAGTCAAGTTTCATCTCAAGTTAGAGATCAAGTCTTGGTTCAAGTCGAGGATCAGGTGAAACATGAAATCAGTTCATAAACAAATCTGGGACCAAACAACTTCCAGAAATTTTGATTTGGTGCTGGAAAATTGTAGTCCTGATGTTGTGAAGCTGGCACTTGACAATCTTTTTGATCCAGTGTCATATTATGATGTTGATGTTTTATGGCTGACTGGTGTTTCGTATGATCTGCTCAATGATTTTGAACTAACTACTTGATTTTATTGAGTTATTTTTATGATTGACAAAGCCAAAGAATCATGGTAGGATGGAACATAAAATGATGATAAATAGAAGGAACAATAAATAAAATGATGAAAGGTACATATGAAATCGGTTCTTAAGCAAATCAAAGATCAAGTCAAGATTCAAGTCAGAAATCAAGTTCGTAGAGAGGTGAAACATGAAATCCGTTGATAAACAAATCGGGACTCAAGTCAAGATTCAAGTGTGGGATCAAGTCAGGGATCAAGTCAGGGATCAAGTTTGGATTCAAGGCGTGACTGAAGTCAGGGATCAAGTCAGTAAACAAGTCTGGTCTCAAGTTGGGTCCCAACTTGAGAATCAGGTAAGACATGAAATCCGTTCACATCAAAAGCGGCCGTCTTGGCTCAAGTATGGGTTCAAGTCATGAATCAAATCAAGACTCAAGCCCATACTCAGGTGGAACATGAAATCAGTTCATAAGCAAATCTGGGACCAAACAACTTCCAGAAACTTTGATTTGGTATTGGAAAATTGTAGTCATGATGTTATGAAACTGGCACTTGACAATATTTTTGATCCAGTATCATATTATGATGTTGATGTTTTGTGGCTTACTGGTATTTCGTATGATCTGCTTGACAAGCCCACCAACCCGTGATACTATACCTTCAAATGTGATGATTTAACAAAAGAAAGAGAGATAGACGATGACCAAGAAGATTGAATCGCTTACCAAGGAACAGACCGATCTTTTTCCTGTGTATGTAAAGGAATGGATTGGCATCGGCACAGCCACAGGTCCGGTTGATCTGGAGCCTGCCAAGAAAGCCATTTGTCTGGCCTATGAACTTGCGGAACTTCCCGCACCTACCAAGTTTCTTGTGGCCAAGAGTCCTGTTGATGCTATTCGTATCATTCAGGAAATGGATTCTTCTCTGTCCAAGAATGACATCTTCAATTCCATGATCTATGGTTGCCAGGATGCGTCATGGCTTTCGTTCTATGCGTATTTCCGTGATGTGGTAGGTCTGGAGTGCTGTAAGAAGCTTGATGGTATGATCGAGCTTGCCAAGCATTGTGGTTGGCTGAATGTGTATGAAGATGTGGTTGTGTTTCAGGATCGTCCTGAAGTAATCAAGTTTGATGATGAGAATCGCCTACACTGTGAAAATGGTCCGGCTATTCGATATGCTGATGGCTTTGCGGTCTATGCATGGCACGGCACATCTGTGCCCAAGGACTGGATCGAGAACAAGGAAAATCTCACTCCACAGATAGCACTAACCTGGGAGAATGTTGAGCAACGTCGTGCGGCATGCGAAATCCTTGGTTGGAACAAGATTCTCAAGGAACTTGATGCCAAGGTTGTTGATGAAGATTTTGATCCTGAAATCGGCACCTTGCTGGAAGTGGAGATTCCTGAGATTGGTCGTGAGAAGTTTCTTCGTGTTATGTGTGGCACAGGTCGTGAGTTTGCGTTGCCTGTTCCACCAGATATGAAGACAGCAGCAGAAGCCAATGCTTGGACGTATGGGTTCTCGTTTGAAGAGTTTATGAAGCCTGAAATCCGCACCTAATCGTTGGTCGTTCTGTTGATATGGCACCAGACATACATGCAAGCGGGAGTGTCAATCTTCTCTTCGTGTGTGCGTCTGGTGCTTTTCTCTTATGAAAGATATGTGAAACATGAAATCCGTTCGTAACCAAATCAGGAATCAAGTCAGCAATCAAGTCTATGATCAAACCTCGGGTCAAGTCTGGGCTCAAGTCTGGGATCAAGTCTATGATCAAACCTCGGGTCAAGTCTGGGCTCAAGTCAGGATTCAAGTCAGAAATGAGTTACGTAAATGAAATCAGTTCATAAACAAATCAAGGATCAAGTCGTCAGGATTCGATTTGAGGATCAAATCTTGGATCAAATCTGGGGTACATGCTTGGATCAAATTGGAGAACAATTCCAAGATCAAGTCGGGTTTCAAGTCATGAACCAAGTCTCAGATCAAGTTGAGGCTCAAGTCTCGGGTCAAGTCAGAGGTCAAGTTCGTAGGCAAATGAAAGTAGGTAGGTGAGCCATGAAATCAATTCATAAGCAAATTAGTTTTCAAGTGTGGGATAAAGTCAGAGATCAAGTCTCGAACCAAATTGATCTGGGTGTGCATCAATCCAAGGTTCAATTTACCAATCCTAATGGGGATGAATTCTGGATTACTATCTGGGGTCGAGAATGGAATCGAGTCGGTGTTCCACTCACAGATCAAGTTGAGAATCAAATCAGGTATCGAATTCGTAATCTGGTGAAACATGAAATCAGTTCATAAGCAAATCAAGGATCAAGTCGAGGATCAAGTCTATACTCAGGTGAAACATGAAGTCGGTACATATACAAATCAAGGATCAAGTCAGGGATCAATTCTGGACTCAAGTCTTGGCTCAAGTCAGGAATCAGATGAAGTATGAAATCAGTTCATAGACACATCTGGCATAACCAAAGAGAAATCATCACTAAACACCTATGTGAAACTGTCTATGCCGTTGATTCAGATGATGAGGTTGTTGCTGATCCAATCTGGAATCATTTGTTTATTCCTGTTAGAAACATCGTTCGTCCAGTTTGCCATACAACCGAAGATTCACTTGACAAGGAGGACCGTGTGTGATATAGTATTATCATAAATACTCGTTCAACAATCTTTTGGGGGTTTGCTTGAATTGGACGCTAACACAAAGAAACTCAATCAGGTTGAGGCAATTGAGATATTCTCTCGCTTCTGCTGGCACAGGCTTGCTGGTATGTGCGTTGCTATGTGTTGGCATATTAGCCGAACTTATGATATTCCTGCTGTTCTATCTTACGATAGTATGGATTTTGGTAGATGTGATACCGCCCAACTTTTGGACTGGCTGATGTCTACACATATCTGGAACATTGAATCTCAAAGATGGGAATGTATCTATGGCAATCTTTTATGTGAGCAACCGATCCAACAAAACGAAAAAGCAGCCTAAGTCAAAAACCCTTACAGAAGCACAAAAGAAACATCTTGCATTTTTGCGATCAGTAGGCTATACTGGTCCTAACAAAAGATCGTGTGTGGCATTTCAATCTCTTGAGGTCCAAAATGGAAAGTCTGTTGCTCCAGTTTCTAACACTATTCCTGGTAATGGTTTCAAGCGATCTATTGATGACTACAAGTGGAAAACTGGTGTTGTCGAGAGTGCCGAAGTGATTGCCGAGACCGAACGCAAGAAGAAAAAGATTGCTCCAATCTATAATAAAGGTCCAGTTATGTATCTAACCGATGAAGTTGATATTTCCACATTAGGAAAAAAGGTGTAAAGTGATATGACAGACATTGTGGAAAGACTGAATGCGATGTATGAGTGTGAACAAGGTGATCCAGATTTTGCGTTTGCCAAAGAAGCAGCTGATGAGATTGAACGGTTGCGTAAGTTGTGGACAGTCTGCGAAGCTTTTATTGAAAAGCAGAACATCAGTTGTGCTGAAACGATATACCAAACTGACCGTGTGATTGAAAACGCATACGACTTCATTGCTGAAGTATGTGATGTTGTTGGATATAAGGAATATCAAAATGACTGACGTTGTAGAACGACTAAATCGAATTGATATTGATGATCAAGGTGCAAGCCTGTCTACCCTTGACCTTGTAGGTGAAGCAGCAGCCGAGATTGAACGGCTTCGTAAAGAGATTGAAAGATTGCGAGAAGTTTTAGAAATAATATCCAAACCAACATATGGAACAGAACTATATGATACTGCATACCAACGAGCAGAAATGTATTGGCAACATCTAAAACGATTTCAGGCAATCGCAAAAAAGGCATTGGAGAAGTGATATGACTGACATTGTAGAGCGACTGCGTGAAGGTTTATATGATCTGGATTACCAGACTAAACTAAATCCTTTGCTTGATGACGCAGCAGATGAGATTGAACGGCTTCGTCGTGCACTTCGCCTCATAGCGAATGACTATGTGGAACTGTCTCATGATAAGGTGCGTTGGCAGCGTGATGATCATATAAAGACAGCACGTAAGGCTTTGGAAGAATCATATTCGGCAACAGACAAATGAAATCAGTTCATAGAAAAATAAAGGATGAAATCTCGGGTCGAGTCTTGGATCAAGTCTGGGGTCAAGTCGAGAATCAAGTCTGGACTCCAGTCTGGAATCAAGTTTCAAATCCAGTTAGAAATCAAGTTAGAAATCAAGTTAGTGATCAAGTCTGGGATCAAGTATATATTCAGGTGATTCGTCTATAAACTTATACATACTTACAGGAAAGACATTCAAATATGAAACACATTACCATCTATTCAAAGCACGATTGCCCTTGGTGCGACAAAGCCAAGCGACTATTAGAAAACTATCGAGTGTCATATCAGGAACTAATCTATGGTGTGGATTTCACAAAGGATGATCTACAACAAGTTTTATCTGCCGCACAGGAACAAGTTTTATCTGTTGTAGATGAACCCATAAAGATTACTGTCCCACAGATATTTGTTGGTGATACAAGGATAGGTGGATATGAGGACTTGACAAAGGTGATAGATCATGGTATGTTAGAGTCTATGATGAGTGAGAAGGTATAATGGTAAGCCAACGACACAGAACAATCGTCTATTCGCTTGCCGTGGCAATCATGGCAATACAACTCATCTACATCTCTTTTTTTATTTCTGTTGGAATGTTTATACTAACTGGTGATCTATCCTTTGTGTCATCACTTTTACTTGTATGTGCTTCTATGGCTTATTTGTTGGATCACTACATGAAGGACTTGATTTTCTTTTCGAAGTATGATATAACTAAAACCTGTCAAGACATGAAACGAGAGTTAGAAAAAGAGGATGATGATAACAATGACTGAATATGCTCGTGAAGAAGTTGTGGCTGGCCTCAAGTCTGGCTTTGCTATGGTTGCCTTTGACAAGGCTAATGGAGAACAGCGTGTGATGCGTTGTACGCTTGATCCGCAGTTTCTTCCAGAGATGGCCGAATCAACTGGTGCCAAGAAGGCCAAGCCTGTAAATGATGAGGTTGTTTCTGTCTGGGATATGGACAAGTCTGCTTGGCGGGCATTCCGTCTGGATTCTGTCCAGAAGATTGATTTCTATCCAGTCAAGTAGTATATATAGAGTGATGAGGGCAGTGCAAACCCTCATCACTTTTTTATACACAAAAGGATTCAATCATTATGGGATTATTTGCAGGATTTATTTTATGTAGTTCCTTGACCATGACATGTGAGGCTTATGTTGATCCACATGAATATGCTAACATTCACGAATGCCGAGCCAAGGGAACTACTCTATACAACGAACTGGTTCAGGTCGCATCATCCACAGATGTTGTGTTAGGCGATTGTGCCGAAGTACCATCAGGTGCTGACCCCAAGGAGTTTTTCAAGACGCTACTGAAACCAAAACTATCATCATCAGGAGGTAATGAAACATGACACAGGCAGAATCAAATCGACAGAAGATTCGTTTTCAAAACAAGTTTGGTAAGGTTCAGGGTAAAGCAGCCTGGAAAGCTTGGCTAAAAGAAAAGACAGAAAGTAAAAAGAAGGAAGACTAATATGTCGCAGGATGATGGTGTCTATGTTTTACAAACCAAAGGCCCACAGTTTCGCATAGCACATATGCAAAATGTGGTATCCTTGTTTGATGACTACAATGTTGTAGACAAGACATGGACACCAAACATATTGACAATAGTCCAGAACTATGCTACAAGTGTTGTCTATGAATCGTTAGATCAGGCATGGGATGCCGCTTCCAACATGGAAGATGATATAGGCGGAACAGAATATGGCACAAACCTTATCACAGACTTCAAGGACTATAGTTTCTCGGACTTTGAGAAAGAATATGAAACGATCCAAAAATCTAAATCGAGCTAAGGACTCGCTGATCAATGAAAAGTATTTTGGATCAGAGCCTACGATTTCTTCCAACTCTGCTAATATTGATATCATTCGGTTTTATAACTGGTATAACTATAACAACGATTCCGATGACGCAAAAGGATATGTTGCAGATTACCTCAAATCACAGGTAAAAGACAAAAAGATGGATGCCTCGACTTCCAAGAAGTTCAAGGCATTCATCAAGTCTCTGCCACAGATTGATGCCAACAAACTTCGCAACATAGGCTGGAACTGCCGCAATCTTTCTCGTGGTGGAACCCTGCCTGAAACAATCGAATCCAAGATGTGGTCCACACTTGAAGCCTTGTGTGCGTCGGTCGTGGTCGAAGAACCGAAGGAAGAATCAGCCATAGTAGAACCTGTGATCTCTATTCAAAGTCGAGTGGAGGCAAAGGCCGCTGATGTTATTGCCTCTCTTGAGGAAGAGGTTGATAAGTTCATTCGTTCAGGAGTGCCAGATTTTGATGTTGCTGCCTGGATGCGGGCAAGTGCCATCAAGCCTGCCATTGCCAAGAAGGTTGGGGAATACTATCAGCCCTTGTACTCTGAGCTGTACGATGCCTATGCTGGCAAGGATGCAGACCTAAAGGAAGCCTACAAGGGTTGGAAGCGTCCTACCTTGAAAAAGTATATGGAGTTCATCAAGTCCATTATTTCAACATCAGAAACCTTTGCTACGATTGCCAAGGTTTCACGCAAACCCCGTAAGAAAAAAGTAAAGCCTGCCAAGGACATTGTGTCAAAACTGAAGTACATGGAGAAGAACGAAACCTATAACATCACATCTGTTGATCCTGCCACGATTGTTGGGGCAGCACAGTTATGGACTTTCAATACCAAGACACGAACCCTATCTGTATTCAATGCAATGGGTCCTACTGGTCTTTCGGTCAAGGGCACCACAATCATCGGCTTTGATGAAAAGACTTCTGTTACCAAAACACTACGCAAGCCACAAGACATCTTGCCAAAGGTGCTATCTGGTGGTAAGCTGGCTCTACGAAATATCATGGAAGACATCAAGTCAAAAGAAAAGCAAGCATCTGGTCGTATAAATATCGATACCATCTTGTTGCGGGTAATTAAATGAAAAAAGAAGTTATCTATGTTTCCGAGAAGACCTATAACTGGTTGATTGAAGAACTAGCCAAACCACCAAAGCCAAACAAGAAGCTAAAGAAATTGTTGAATACACCTGCATCATGGGAATCTAAAGGAAATATCAAAACATGACATCCAATACAAACACGAATGTTGTTGCTTTTCCGAAGAGCAAGATTGTTCGTGATTCTGCACTCAATACCGATGCAGTAAACAAGATGAAGGAAAAAAGCGTTCAAAACTTTGCTGACACAATCACGGTAGAAGTCTCGGACATGATTTTGTTTGAGTTGGAGAACTTTGGGGTAGATACTGAGAGTGCCGAGTTCACCAAGGATTTCTACTTTATGTGTTCTATCCTGTCTGCCCTGGTCTATCGTTCTGTTGGAATCAAGCACGAGTTTCATGATTTCATTGATGAAAAGGTGTCCTTGGCCGATATGAACGAGATCATAAGTAAGACAAACGACACAAAGACCGACGATATAGACCTGACAGAAGAAGATTGATATACATAACAGAAAGATTCATGTGAGATAAAATGATTATTGTGGATTTTAGCCAAACTGGTATTGCGAGTGTGATGCAACAGCTCAACTCCAATCCAAAGATGAAACTTGAAGAAGGACTTATTCGTCATATTGTTCTAAACACCCTGCGTTCATATATCCAACAGTTCAAGACCAAGTATGGCACAATCGTTATTGCCTGCGACTCCAAGAAATATTGGAGACGAGATGTGTTTCCTTTCTACAAGGCACATCGTAAGAAAGACAGAGAAAAGTCTGATTTTGATTGGGTTGCCATTTTTGAGGCTCTTAGCAAGATTCGAGATGAACTAAAGGAACACTTTCCATACAAGGTTGTGGAGGTTGAGGGTGCAGAGGCAGACGATATCATTGCTGTTCTGGTGAAGAAGTATTCACAGCAGGAGAACATTCTTATCCTGTCCTCAGATAATGATTTCGTCCAGCTACAAAAGTACCCAAATGTTTCTCAGTACAGTCCTATTATGAAGCGGTTTGTCACAACCGAAGACCCAAAGGCTTTCACCAAGGAACATATTATTCGTGGTGATCGTGGTGATGGTGTTCCAAACTTCCTGTCATCAGATAATGTCTTTGTTGTTGGAGAAAGGCAGAAACCGATAAATAGTAAAAAACTGGCAGAATGGATCACAAAAGACCCTGTTGAGTTTTGTACCACAGACACAATGTTGCGAAACTATAAACGGAATCAGGTTCTGGTTGATCTGGATTTTATTCCACCAGAAATCTCAACCAAGATTCTTGAACAATACGATGATGCCAAGACAGGCTCAAAGATGAAGATGTTGAACTACCTTATTGAAAACAGATTAGGAGAGCTTGCATCAGTTGTTGATGAGTTCTAAACAAACAAAAATGGAAAATGATTTACTATGACAAAAATGATTTATGAAATCTTTGATATGTTTGAGATGGCCCCTACCAAACAAGACAAGATAAATGTTCTACGATCAAATGCAACCTATGCACTGAGAAGTGTGTTGAAGGGTTCTTTTGATCCAAATGTCAAGTTTGTGTTTGACAGGGTGCCATACTATACTGTATCTGATGCACCAGTTGGGCTTGGATACACCACCATCGCACAGGAACTAAATCGGACATATCTGTTCGAAGAAAACAATCCAAGGGTTGATCCAAACCTGACATTTGACAGGAAGGAAAAGATTCTGATTCAGATTCTTGAATCCCTGGAAAAACGAGAGGCAGAAATCTTTATCAACATGCTTCTCAAAAACCAAAAGGTGAAAGGCCTGAACTACAAGATTGTGAAAGAAGCCTTCCCTGATCTACTCCCATAACCATAGAAAGAGGTAACTAAAAGAGTACGCCATGAAAAACTCCAAGAATCGTAAGTCCAATCTGTTTGAGATTGAAGATGACTATGCTGATGAGGATTTCCGACCAACCAAGAAAAAGGACAGCCCACGCCGACGACAAGTCAAGAACTGGAAAAAGGTCTGGGGCGAACATCAAACAGACTATGACGAACACGACGAGTTTTTTGGAAAGTAGCTGATACATCTTTGGAACCCGGTCGCACATACAACTGTGACCGGGTTTTCACTACAACTAAACACCATTTACTAAACACCATTTAGTTGTATATGGAACTGAACACCATTTACTAAACAACTATTAATAAACACCGTTTAGTTGCATAGATAACCTACTAAAATCCTTGTACCTGAGCCATGCATTTTTGCATACCAGCCATGCAGTAATAATGGTTGCTTGCAGGGCTGGATGTGGTACTATGTATTCATGGTGATGAGACGAAAAAAGCGATCTGACCGAAACCACATCGTCTATAAACTCCAGGTCAAGAACCTTGTTTATATCGGTGTGACTTTCGTGGAACAATCGAGCCCCAAGAAATCCTTGGCTCGTCGCTGGAGAAAACATGTCCAGCGTGCATTGACAGAAGACCGCTCATGGCGTCTTTGTGATGCCATTCGCAAGTACGGTCCCGATGCCTTTGTTGTAGAGGTTATCGAGGTTGTACGTGGCAAGGTTGCCGCCCATCAGGTTGAGCGTGCAC